TTGGGCAGTTTGAAGTTCAACCTGACTTAACATGAGTGAACATCAGAAGTATTATCGCTCATCTAGCACTACAAGTTACAGCAAGACGAGCAACACGACCGAGTATAGCCGTTCCAGTGTAAACACAAATGAGGGCTTGATAGCGGGTATAGGTGATGTGATAGATGTGTTCTACTTGCTCATGGAATCGGGCGACTTCCTTTTGCAAGAGTCAGGCGATAGAATAGAGTTAGAGTAATGCCAAATCAGAAGATAAGCGAATTAACGGAGTTAGCTGCGGGGAACGTGGCTAATGATGACGAGGTGGCGATTGTTGACACTTCGACTACTTCTACAAAGCGATGGACTTGGGCTAGTATCAAGTCAGATATACTATCATGGCTTGGGTTTACTGCTACTGAGGCTAGTTATTTGAGCGGGGTTACTTCTGCCATTCAAACGCAGATAGACGGCAAGGCTGATTCAAGTCACACGCATACACTAACAGACATAACAGACTCAGGGGCTTTGGCAGCGCTTGATACGGTTGGAACTGCTGAGATAGATAATGATGCTGTAACATTTGACAAGATAGCGAACATTGCCACTAACAGGGTTTTGGCTCGTAGTTCTGCGGGTAGTGGGAGTGTAGAGGCTTTGACTTTGCCCAACTTCCGAACTCTGATAAATGTCGAAGATGGCGCAGACGTAACAGACACCACAAATGTAACAGCTGCTGGTGCTTTGATGGATTCGGAAGTCACAGACTTAGCAGGGATAAAATCACTTGACACATCAACGCTGCAAGTGAAACCAGCAGAAGGGGCTTTCGTTGATGGCGATAAGACAAAACTCGATGGGATTGAGACAGGTGCGACAGCCGACCAGACAGGCGCAGAGATAAAGGCTTTGTATGAGGCGGAGACAAATACCAACGCTTTTACCGATGCAGAGCAGTCAAAATTAAGCGGTATCGAATCGGGCGCAGATGTCACAGATGAGACGAATGTAGTATCAGCTTTAAGCGGGGCAACATTAAGCGATGCGGGTACGCCACAGGCAACGGACAAGGTGCTTGTTCAGGATTCTTCCGACTCAGACAACTTAAAGTATGTTGATTTCAGCGACTTTAGTTCAGGCACTACGGTAGATGTAGTTTCAAACGTAGCTGCAGACCGCATACTTGGGCGGGTAACGGCAGGAAGTGGTGATAGCGAAGAACTAACAGCGACTCAAGTTCGTACGTTGATAAATGTCGAGGATGGGGCAACGGCAGATCAAACGGCAGCAGAGATAAAAACAGCATACGAGAGCAATGCAGACACGAACGCTTTCACAGACGCGGAGCAGACTAAGCTATCGGGCATTGAAGCAAGTGCGGATGTTACAGATACAGCCAATGTAACGGCAGCGGGTGCGCTCATGGATTCTGAAGTTACGGATTTGGCGGGAATTAAGGCACTTGACACGAGTACGTTGCAAGTCAAACCCGCAGAGGGTGCGTTTGTAGATGGAGATAAGACTAAACTTGATGGCATTGAAACGGGGGCAGATGTTACCGACACAGCAAATGTGACGGCTGCTGGTGCTTTAATGGATTCTGAGGTAGATGCAGACATCAAGACCCTTTCGCTTCCTGCAAATACCACCATAAGCACATTCGGGGCTACTTTGGTGGATGATGCTAGTGCTGCCGCTGCTAGAACCACGTTAGGCATATCGACAGCGAGTAAGACGGCAGAGGGGCTAGTTGAACTTGCGACCACAGCAGAAATTGATACAGGATCAGACACGTCGAGAGCAATGCCTATTGATCAGTTTGTGGCATCTAAGCGGAATGTTACTTGGTTGGTCTTTAATTGCGTAGCCCCTGGAACTGATTGCGCGGTAGACACAAACCTTTGGGGGGACTTTGTGAGCCCGATCGCGGGAACAATTCTACAAAATGACGCTTCTCCTTTCTATCTGTACGCAACTAACTCAACAGCAGGCACAACTGGAACGATGGTAGTGGACATTTCCATTGGTGGAACAAGCATAATGACCACCAACAAACTTGACTTTGACACGGGAGAGAAAACCACTACAACAGCAGCAACACCACCTGACTTGACAACTACAAGTTTGGCGGTTGGCGACATAATCACGATAGATATTGACTCACTTCACACGACACCCGCTAAAGGGCTAGTGGTTTATATGGCAATTAGACAATGATCTTAAACAGAGCATATACGGCAGGCAATGGGCTATTGACAGATTTGCAATCCTATTGGAAGTTGGACGAGGCATCGGGGACACTTTATGACGCGCATGGATCAAATGACGGCACAAGTGCTGGTGGGCTTACTTATGGGGCGACAGGCAAGGATGGGGATTGTGTGCATTTTGATGGCACGGATGACAGGGTTGACTTTGGTACGGGGCTGGACTTTTCGGGGCATTCAGGTATAACCATTTCCATGTGGATTAACATTGACGCATTCCCTACATCGGGCAACTGGGGGTATCTCTACGCCAATGCAAAGGATGGTAGTAATACACAGATTATTTTGGAGCTAAAAAATGAGGGTGGAACACAACGACTTCAAGGCGGCACAAACGGAACAAATTTCCAACTCCCATATTATAACCATTCTATGTCTACAGGCACATGGTATAATGTTATGATTACGCACGATGGCAGTAGGTTTAGATTGTATTTGGATGGGACAAATGTTGAAACAGGGCTATTTGGTAGCACAGGATCAATCAATACAAATTCAGATAAAAATCTTATTGGCGCATGGTGGAACGGGACATCATACAGTAGACATGTTGATGGCAAAATAGATGAAGTGGCGGTGTGGTTTAGGGAGCTAGACGCGACGGACAGAACGAATGTGCAAACCCTTTTTTATGACGACTTCACATCATGAGATACTGTAAAAACATAAACGGAAAATGGGAAAAGGTAGCTACACACAAGCTACCCAAGAAGGTCTATGACTCTGACTTAGATGATCATATTGACCTAGTAGACGAAGCAACATTCAATAAGTATGGCTACTTCCAACTGGAAGGGGTGAGCTATAACCCAAAGTCACACAAGCTCTCAGACGAATTAGAGAAAGTTGGGACTAAGATTCGCCACAAGCTCACGGCACTTAACCCAACATTATTTGACCTAAAGAACGGGCTTTTAATGGAGCTAAAGGGCTACCGAAGGACAGCCTACACAGAAGCGAAGCACGCCTTTGACTACTACAAGGACACAGGTCGAGCAAGCGAACTAAATAACCTAAAGACGAAGATAGGTGAGTTCTACCAACTACACGAAACAGAACGCGCAAAGATAGAGGCACTCACTACGATTGATGATGCGGCAAATTACACGCTGCCAATGGATGACATTAACAAGGGGCTACAATACCTCAGAGATTTGATATGAAAATATTCGGATACGAAATAAAGAAACAAGAGTCGCAAGTTGAAAAGCGCGGGATGGTTGACAAGCTAATAGGCGATTGGAACGTGAACTTCTTTTCTAAGAAGTCGCAAAGCGTATCTGAGCGCAGCATGAACTATCTGCCTACCGTGTGGAGGTGTATTGAAATTATATCTACATCTATCGCGGGGCTACCTGTTGCAACAAAGCGCGAAATGAACGGGGCAATCGAGAGAGTGACACACCCTATTGACAGGATCATAAAGCGACAAGCAAATGAATACATGACTGCTTTCAGTTGGAAAGAGTTAATGCTTCGCGATGTGCTGACCTATGGCAACCACTACTCACTAATCGACAGAACAGGGAGCAGACCGGTTGCGCTATATCCTATCCCTGCCGAAGATGTCAAGATACATCAAAAAGAAAAGGAAATTGTCTATGAGGTCACTTCAATGAAGAAGGACAATCTCTTCATGGCAAGCGATATGCTACACATCAAAGGACCGTCAATGGATGGTATTTGTGGGATGTCCGTGATCGAGATACATAGACGATCAATGCGATTCGGTCTGAGCGCAAGTCAGTATATCTTGGATTGGTTTGAGGGTGATGCAACACCAAAGAACATTTTGACACATCCTGGGAAGCTAGGACCTGACTCTATTAAAAACATTCGCGAAAGTTGGGCAAAGCTATACGGACCAGGAGGACATAAGACAGCGGTACTCGATGCGGGTGCAAAGTTTGAGCAAGTATCACTACCTCCATCGGATGCTATGTACATCGAAGCGGCTCAGTATTCAGATCGACAAATCTGCAACATCTACGGAGTGCCATTGACAATGGTAAACGATTTGAGCGATAGCCACTATAACAACATCGAACACACGGGGCGGCAGTTTGTGACTTACACTTTGCTCCCGTGGATTAACCGCGTAGAGAGCGAACTAGGGTGTAAGCTACTGACCGAGGCACAGAAAGATGACCACTTTGTAGACTTTGACCCTGCGGGGTTGATGCGGGGCGATATGCAAGCACAGGCAGAATACTACATGAAGATGCGACAGAGTAGAATCATGTCAGCGAATGAAGTAAGAAAAGAACTCAACCTGAACCCATACGAGGGCGGGGATGAGTACGATAATCCAAATATTGATACCAATGAAAACCAAGGAAGAGATCAAGAGTAAGTATGGGCAGGGAGTAGAGTTACGCTTTATGCCTAATGTCGAAGCGAGAGCAGACGAAGAGGGCAATATCTCAGGCTATGCGGCTGTGTTCAACTCGTGGAGTCCAGACTATTACGGGTGGCGTGAACGCATTGCTCCTGCTGCCTTTGACGGGGTAGATATGAAAGATGTTGTGGTGACATTCAACCACAATTTCGACAACATTCTAGCGCGTACGGGCAACGGAAGCGCGAAACTGAGCGTAGATGAGCGCGGCTTAAAGTACGAGTTCAAAGCACCGAACACCTCACTAGGCAGAGATATGGCAGAACTGATCCGCACACAGACAGTTGCAGGATCTAGTTTCATGTTCACGGTAGAGGATGAGGATTGGCAAGAGAGGGGCGAAAGCTACGACAGAACAATCACCAAGATCGGCAAGCTGTACGAACTCGGTCCTGTAAGTACTCCGTGGTATCCAGACACAACAGCAGACCTAAAGCAAATGCAAGAACGCATGAGAGCAGCGGGTATCAACTTGGAGGAAACCAAAGAGGAGCAGGATACTGACAAAACCGAAGAGCCAAAGGGTTATGATCCGACATTAGACTTGTTGAAGATCGACCTAATTTAAAAAAATGTTGTCACGACACTCGGCACAGTAGTATAGAAATTTGTAACTAAGTTTAATTAGAACCATGAAAAATTCAAAAGAGTTAAGGGAGTTGCTCGATGCCAAAAAAGCAGAGGCACGAGAACTCGTCAAAGGGTTCGAAGGGGAGCAGCTTACAGACGAGCAGCGCGACTCCATTGATTCTTTGACAAACGAGATTGAGGTGCTGAAGGGTGACCTCGAAAGAACAATCAAGATGGAACAAGTAACCAAAGAAGAGGCGCGTAAGGCGGCTAGCGTTGCGGGTCACAAAGCAAGTACAGGCGAAGAGCGTGAACTTGACAAAATGGCTGCTGACTTCACTTTCGGTGAGGCTGTTCGTGCAGCTTACGGAGTGTCAAAGGACAAGGGCTTTATGGATGAAGTTCGCCAAATGGGAGAAGAAGAAGCCCGTAAGATTGGCAAGTCCACAAGCGGCATCGCTATCCCTTCAAAAATCCACAGCCGACTGAGTTCTCCTGAGAAACGTGCAAACGTGACAGAGAACACAACCACAGGCATTCAAACTACTGACTTTGTTCAGTCCGTGTATGCAAAGACTATCCTGAGTCAGCTTGGTGGAACATTCATCTCAGCGGTAGAAGATACTCGCGTGCCGATCATCGGAACGGTATCGACTCAATGGGAAGGCGAGACAGATGCAGCGGCTGACGGTGGTAGTGCTACAACCAAAGTAGACATGACTCCGATTCGTTTGTCTGGATACGTTAACTACTCTAAACAAGCAGCTTTGCAAGCTAACTACTCTTTGGAGGGTGCGCTTCGTGATGCTTTCGCTTCTGCGATTGCAGCCAAGTTTGAGTACGCGGTATTTACAGATGACTCAGGTAACGGAGCATTCAACTACCTCGGTAACGGTAAGACTGCTGTAACAGGAGCAACAGGAGTTGCATTGGTTCACGCATTGGTTGAGGAAGTTCTCGGAAACAACCATCTGCAAGGTAACCTCGGATTTGCTATCTCTCACTCGCTGTATAGTGAGATTCAAACTGCTGTACTGGCAACAGGTGTAAGTGCGCTCGTTCAGAATGACATGATCGAGGGGATGTATCCATTTGAGTACTCTACTCAGATCGCGGACATTGCTTCGGGTCAGGAGTCAATCTACTTCGGTGACTGGTCTAAAGTGTGGTCAGCGCAGTTCGGTCCTATCGACTTGATGGTAGACCCTTACAGCGTAGCGACATCAGGAATGGATAGACTTGTACTGAACTCATTCTGGGATATGGCACTCATCCAAGATGCAGCCATCTCAGTAGGAGGGTACACAGGATAATAGGTAATTTGTTCAATTCATAGTGCGAACGGGGGTGGGAAGTATCCCGCCCCTTTTTTTTGAAATGAGAGTAGTAGCAGGAAATAAACCACAAGGACTAGCATACCCTTTGACGAAGGTCAAGGAGTTTTTGCGGGTAACGGGTACAGACCAAGACGGGGTGATCTCTCGGCTGATAAATGCAGCGGTAGACATCATCGAGCAAGAGACTTGGATAGTGCTTGGTTCGCGCAGCTATACCCTATATATGGATCATTGGTATGGAGACACGACTTCGGTAGAGAAGTATAGTGACCATTTCATCATTCCCAAATACCCTGTTACGGCAGTCGATTCAATCAAGTACTACGACACGAACAACAGCTTACAGACATTGGCTACATCGAACTACGATACAAGTTTGAACGGGGATATATCACGGGTAGAGGTAACAACTCAACCGAACGTATATGACAAATATGATGCTATCGAGGTCGCATTTACGGCAGGATACGCGGACTATTTTGACATCCCTGACCAATTTGTAGAACTCCTGGAGCTTGTCATAGGCGATCTGTACGAGCAGCGCATGACGGGAACTATGGCTAACGTAAAGCAATACGGAGGGGTGGTATCAAGGCTGATGGACAACGTAACAAAAAGAGTATTCACATGAGGATAGAATTTGTAAAGAACACGACTGACGAGGGCAAGAGTTTCCAAAAAGGTCAACAGCTTGGAGTGACTTTGGCTCGTGGTCGAGAATTGATAGCAAAAGGTGTGGCTATTGAGATTGGTTCTGTGGAGAGGCAAGTGGCTGACCTACGGGAGCAAGAGACACCAAAACCAAAAAAGAAAACCAAAAAAATAGAAGAAAATGGCGATTAACAGAGGGGGCTTAGCGGCTCTTTACAATGGAACAACCAAGATTGCAGACTGTACAAATGCAACAGTCAGCGCAGAACTTGGGCTTCGTGATGCAACCACAAAAGACTCATCTACTTGGGTAGATAACTTGGAAGGGTTGGCATCGTGGAGTATGACAGGGGAGTTCTACTTTGACGAGGGAACGCTCGGAGATGATGACGGGGCAGATGATCTGTTCACTCTTTTGAGTGGGCGCACATCTCTGACTGCGATGTATTCACCTGAGGTATCGGGTGATAGCAAGTACTCAGGTACGGGCTATGTTACATCGTGGTCTAAGACTTCGGGCATCGACTCAGATAACGAGAGTTATTCAATCACAATCACTGGCACTGGGGCATTGACTCAAGCTACTGTGTAGTAGTGTCGTTCATATCGGGGGCGGGGTTCGCCTTGCCCCCTTTTTTATGAGATACGGAGCATTAACAGAGCGGATAACGATCGAGAACTACACAACGGCTAGAGATAGCGCGGGTGGCTTGGTTAAAACGTGGACAACGTATGCGCAGCCTTACGCCCATATCCAATATGGGAGCGGGGCAGAAGGGTCTGAGGGTATGCGTGACACTTGGACTGAGCGGGCTACGTTCGTAGTGCAATACGATAGCGACACAAAGAACGTCACATCTAGCATGAGAATATCTCTTAACGGTTATTGGGACATTGAGAGTGTACGGACATTGAACCGCTACGGCAAGATTGAGATAGAAGCCATAAAAAAAGACTCATGAGTAATGTCATGCTCGGTGATATTGATGCGAGAAGTGCGCAGTCTATTTCTCTTGATTTTAGCATCGAGGGATTAGAGAGCGTGGTTAAGGCTATTGAAAAGCTAAAAGATGACGGCACTAAGAGGCGGAGACTTTTAGCTATATATCGAAAGCAGGCTGCACCGTATATTCAAGCACTTCAGTCAACCATCCCTATGGCTGATCGGGATATTGTTTATTCTGCTCATAAAAGCATAGTGTTTAGGCGTGGGAATCTACGCGAAAGCATCAAGATGTTTCCCAATAGAAAAAATAACGATGACATAGTTGCACTTCATGTAGGTCCACAAGTCAAGAAGCGGGAAGGGTCTGGTTATTATGGATACTTTTTATTACCCGAAGCAAGGGCTAAGATTGGGAAACCGAGGCGGGGATATAGGCGACATGACGAACCAAAGAAGAAATCAGCAAAGCGTAGCGGAAAACCTAAAACGGGCGGGAAAGTGGACTGGAAGCGCAAGGCTTGGAATAGGTCTGGCGCTACAATAGAAAATGGGTTGAGTAACGAACTAGTTAAGTATTTAAAGAACGCTGCAAGGCGCAATGGTTGGGAGGTGAATAGTTTATAATGCTAACAGAAGCCATATACACGATATTATCAGGGGATGCTACATTGACCGCATCATTGGCAACGACTACCTCTATATACAACACACAAGCGCCAAAAGAGGCGGCAGACCCGTGTGTAGTGTACGCAATAGATGGGCAGGCACCTGTGTACACAAAGGACGGCTCGGCGCCTGTAATATTCACCACGATAGAGGTTGACATATTTGCAAAAGGTACACCAAAGACCGCATGGACGATAGAGGGTTATGTAAAAAGCGCACTTGATCAATATAGCGGCACGACTGATGGGGTAACTATCGACCTAATACAATGGGAAGGGTCTGATGATGGGGTGTATGACGTAGATCGAGACGAGTATCAAGTAAGTATGGGCTTTAGAATAAGACTTAAATAAATAAAAAATGACAAAGTTACACATTAACGGCAAAGAGTATCCATTCGCATTTACATACAAATGTATGCGCGAGATTGCTAACAGCAAGGGCATGAGCGAAATTGAGCAAAGCGAGAAGGCTTTTCTTTTGGCTATTAACATGGGCTACAAAAGAGAGGGCGAAAACACAAAGATAAGCCGCGATGAACTCATCGACCTACTGGACGAAGATCCGTCAGCGCTAAGCGAATTGAGTAAGGCTTTGGCTAACGATATGGGCAAACTGACTGGCGAGGTCGAAGAGGGAAACTAAGCGACCTCTGCGACACAATAGAGCGCACATCCGCAGAGGTTGGGTTGCGCCCGCTTGAAGTGTACGAACTGACACCAAGAGAATTCGACAACTACATAAAGGGTGTGGTAAATTTAGCTAAAGCGGAAAATAGGTCTGAATGGGAGAGGGTTAGGTGGCTTGGTTTTGTAGTGTCGAGGATTGCGGGGGCAAAATACGACAGCCCACAAGACCTGATGCTATTAGACCACGAGCAACCAAGTAAAGCTGAAATTGAATCGAGAAAGAAAATGTTAAAGAGGAAATTCCCAAAGAAACTAAATGGCTAAGAAGGTAGGAGTAAACGTAAGCATATCTGCGAACATTAGAAAGTTCAGTACGCAGATGCAGAACATGAAGCGCAAGCTGCGCAGATTGGGTGGCGACTTTCAGCGCTTCGGTAGAGATATGTCTCGCAGGGCTACGCTACCACTGGCGGTAGCGGGTGGCTACGCAGTTAAAACTTTCACAGAGTTCGAGCAAAGCATGGCGAAGGTTCGCGCTATTAGTGGCGCAACTAATGGGGAGTTCAAGTTGCTTTCTGAAAATGCTCGCGAACTTGGAAGGACAACTCGGTACACGGCAAGTGAAGTGGGAGAGCTTCAGCTAAATCTGTCTAAGCTAGGTTTGACTCCTTCCGAGATAAACAAATCTACCGCCTCTATATTGGACTTAGCGCTCGCTACGGGCGAGGATTTAGCGGATAGCGCAAGAGTCGCTGCGGGCACAATGAAAGCGTTTAGCTTGCAGTCAAGCGATATGAATCATATTGCTGACGTTATGGCTAAGTCATTCTCTAGTAGTGCGCTCGATCTTGAAAAGTTTGATGCTGCGATGAGGTCAGTTTCAAAAGTTTCAGACTTGGCGGGCATGAAGCTAGAGAACACTACTGCCGTTCTGAGTGTGCTTGTGAACAATCAACTTGATGCCTCTACTGCGGGAACATCGCTCCGCAATATACTGCTTGAACTTTCTTCCAAGGGGTTATCATGGAAGGAGGCGATGGATAGAATCAATAATAGCACAAACTCGCTGACGGTAGCAAAGGACTTGTTTGGCAAAAGAGCAACAGCAGCAGCCGCAATCATTGCCACAAACAGAGATGAAATAGATAGGCTTACAAAGGCTTATGCGGCTTCGGATGGATCTGCACGCAAGATGGCAGCCATGATGGATAACACTTTGAATGGTGCATTTTTGAGACTGCGAAGCGCAGTCGAAGGAGTGGCTATCGACTTAGGAGGCATAATGAAGCCAGCCATCGAGAAGATGACGATAATCATTACAGGATTTGCTGACTCATTCTCAAAGCTATCCAATAGCACAAAAAAGACCGTTATAGGTATAGCCGCCATTACTGCCGCTATCGGTCCACTAATGATCGGGATAGGCGCGGCAATAAAGGCAATACCACTAATAGCACAGGGGTTCGCCTTCTTGACTAGCCCTATTGGTTTGGCTATAGTTGCACTCGCTACACTTACGGCTGGCTTTGTAGCCTACAAGATGAGCGGCATGAATGCGATTGATTACGTTGCATACAAGTGGAAGCAGTCTGTAAATAGGTCTATAAAGGCTATTCAAACGTATCTTAGAGCTATTGGGGCACTTACGGGTGCGCTAGATATATTCATAGCAGCAATCACAGGGAGAAAGGTTAGTCGGAATATATTTCTCGATGCAGCCGTAGGGCTGGAGCGGCTGACTTATGACCTACCAAAGCCCAAGTCTAAGATGGATGACTTTATGGAGTCTATTAGGAAGGCTAAAGAAGAGGCTGATAGGCTTGTTGAGTCGCTAGATAAAGTGGTAGATTTTGAGGGGGGCGACCCCGAGGGTCTACCGAAGCTATTTAAGGGCTTGGCTGAAGGTATGAATGTAGGGGGCGGTGTTGGTGCAGCGGTTGTAGAGAAGTCTATCGAAAAAATAGAATCAGCAGTAGCAAAGGGGGCTACCGTTGGAGCTGCTGTGGGCGGCATGTTTAAAGCGGAGATCGACCAAATGACACAGGGCTTTAACAACATAGCGCAGCTAGTTAATGGCACTTTAATTAACGCCTTCCAAACGTTAGGGTACGAGATAGGCAGAGCGCTTGGTCAGGGTGGTTTTAAAAATGGCGAACTAGGCAAAGCGCTATTAGATCAGCTCACAGCATTTGCTGTGCAGCTTGGGCAGCAATTAGTTATGATTGGATCGGTATTGGCTTCGATACCAGGAATGCAAGCAGCAGCCGTTCCTTACATAGCTGGAGGGTTGGCTTTGATTGCGGGCGGGTCTATTGCAGCAGGATTCTCTGAGGCTAGAAGTGGAGGCACTACTACAATGGGCGCAAGTGCGACAGGGGTGGCAGCAAACGGACAAAAAATAGAGGTGACGGGAGTAATTAGAGGGGCTGACCTTCATCTATTGTATGGCGATCAGACTAGAAGAAGAAGATAATGGCAGAACGGCTCTACTCAGAAATGACATCTTCCAATGATGTCGATTGGCGTTTTAAGATATTCGATGACAGCTACTCATCTTCATCAATAGAAGTCACTTGTGATGATTTTGAACTGTCTTACAATGGCAGCTCTGACGATCCTGCCTACCCAATACTGACATCAGAACTAACACTCACAATATTCGATGACGGTACTGCGGGAGTCGCTACCGCGATAACATCCATAGAAACATCTGACGAGAAGAATATCCGAGTTACAATAGAGCGCAACACGGGTGCGGGGTATGAGTTCTATTGGGCGGGGATAGTTCTGAAAGATTCGATAGTGCGATACAACAGCGCAGAGCCGAGAGAGATAACTATCCGCGCAGTATGTGGATTGACACGCTTAAAGGATATTGAATTTGACGAGGCGGTAGATGGCACTTATTCATCTAATCAGACTGTGCTTCAGTATCTGCTTGATGCGCTCGACTACAACGGCTTATCTACGCATTGGGGAGCGAGTGATGACTACTTTCGCGAATCAATAGAGTGGTACGATAACGCGATGACCACAACGGGCAACACAGATAGTCCACTACTACAAACACGGCACTCTGTTGAACACTTCATCATTAAGGATGACAACGAAGACGATCGACCACGAACAGCGTGGGATGTGGTTTATAAGACTATGGAGTTGTGGTGCGCTCAGATACTACTAACAAATGGCGCATACTACATAAGACAAGTCAAGAACTCTGACGGAACAACGCAAGTCATCCGAGGGATCGACAAGTCTTTGACTGTGAACTCAGGCGCAAGTGTGAGTAATGATGTATCTGTGACAAGTGCAATAGCGGCAGACGAGGTTCGTGTACTCGGTGGAGGTGAGTATTATAGACTTGCACCGCTTGATGAAGTTGTAGGAACTGTGCAGCCTCAGAAGTATGTAAACTATGCCAAAAGCGGAGATAAGGCATTCACATACTCAAACGATCCACAAACACTAACCTACTCGCTCGGTGCGCTGCGTGGCGGATCAGGAAGTTTGCAGTATTTGAAGATTCAATACAGAATCAAAAGCAACTTCGATGACACGGTAACATCTAGCAAAATGTCTCAGTTTGGCGTGAGGCTCACTATAACACTTTCGCTAGTTGCGGGAGGTGCGACATACTACTTGAAGGTCAACAGCTTGACGGGTGTATTCACTTGGGAAACATCGCCAGCTACGGTTGAACTATTCATTGAGGGCAGCGAATGGGGTGAAGAGGGTAGAATGTCTTTCTTGTATGCAAATCAATTCACGACTCCAGAGATACCGAGTTCAACTATAACGAGTTCAACGCTGACCATTCAACATCATGTGTATGACTTCAAGGCTGGTGCTGTGGCAGGGGCTGGTGCTAGTGGTATGGAGTGGATCGCACAAGATGCTTATGTGTACTTGGTGAACGATGGCGAGACACCTAGAAGCACAGAGGTACGAATCCCGAACCCGACAAGTTCTGACAATAGTATGGTGCAGGACCTTGGCGAGTTGTGGCTAAACGACCTGAGTATCATTTCGGGCAAGAATCAGTTTGAAGTATTCGACAATACAAGCTGGGTAGCATCAACCACATGGGATGCTGGATTTGGCACAGACACAAGTCTAGTATATACGATGCTATACGAGCGTATGGCTCTACGCAGAACACCAATGCTAAAATACAGAGGTACGTTCGCGGGCGATTATGAACCGTGGCAATGGATCAGCTACGGGTCAGAGGCTCTTGTGTTTATGAACGGCACATATAGCGGCAAGATGGATGAGTGGAGCGGTGAGTGGTTCGACTATCAGCGCAACGCTACAAACGTAGGCAGCACAATCACCGAAAGGGATTGGCGAGATAGGCAGGATGATATAGATTGGAGTCGCACACCTAATACAACTAAATGGGTCAAGAAGTATAGCGTACATGAGCGCATCGCCACACTTGGCGCGGAGTATCTTGTTTCAAGTGGTGCAACTACTACGCTCACACTATTTGCAGCGGTTAACCATGAGAACCTAAAAGACAACGATAAAGTCTACATCTATCATCCTCTAACCATGGAGGAACTAGACAGCTTTACAATCTCGACAGACGTAACATCATCCGACACATCGCTATCGGTAGACAGCCAGATACCTGCGCAAGACTTGTCTATTGGATCGCTTGTAATGATTAAGCGTGACGAACTCACCGCATCGGAAGGGGTGCGCGGTCAGCAGTTCATGGTCAATGGGCAGTTGGCAGATTCTTCACCATTGAACAGGGCTATATTTGAAAGCAGCGACTCAGGACAACTAAGCTACAAGAATAGTAGCGGGGTGGTTGCTCCACTTGGCGAAATGGTCACAGAAACCGCACTCAGTCAAGCGCAGATACAATCGCTCGATTCTACGCCCGTGGAGATTGCACCAACTCCAGGAAGCGGATACTATTACGATGTTCAGCGCATCACTATATTCTACGACCACAACGGGACAGAATATAGCGGAACAGTTGGCGCGACACTAGAGGCTGAGTATTCTGCAACGAGTACACGAGTAGCATTTGACACCTCTGATATATTCCTTCAAGGCGCAGACTACAACGGGCAGATGACTATTGACAACATCTACCACAACTCAGGGCTTCGGGATTTATCAAACATGGACGGCAGCGCAATTCGTCTGACCAACTCCGTTAGCTATACGGGTTCTGGCGGTCCTGCTACGGTGCGAGTGTATTATAAGATAGTGAAGATATGAGGGGGCTAAAGAAAAAAATACCAGGGATACAGATAGGGAACAAGCCACCGAAAGCGTGGAGCAAGGCAGAAGATGCCGCGTTCTACCACACGACCGCATGGCGAAAGCTGCGCGAGTACTTCCTGCAAGATCATGTGTTCTGCGTAGAGTGTGAAAG